AAGATTTCACGCTGATAAAGGTTAATGCTGGACTCTTTGAGTAGCTCGATCAGAGCCAGTCCTGGGCCGTTGACCTCTGGGACTACTAAACACCCTCCGTAAAACAGGGAAAGTCTCTCAATAAACTCGGCTAATACGTCAATATCGACTCGGCAGGGAGGTCTGACCCTTGCCACAAGAGCGGGACGGATCCACGAGCCGTCTGAATCGAAGTATCCAGCCCTTAAAACGACCACAGAGTGGGAATCTGGGTCAGCTCCAGAGACTTGGGAGTTGCCTGTCATACAATCCGCTGAAATTAGGTATCTGCCGTTCTCTTTTGGGTTTTCCCATATCCACGCCCAGCTTTCGGCCATAGAACAGCTTCTAAATATGGGTTTTGTAAAGTTCGTCGGGACGTCGATTGTGCCGTAAATGGGGTCTTTTATGGTTTTTTCGAGGGCGGAGATCCCAGAAAGATCAAACCGAGGCCGTCCAGACGCCAAAAAGCAACTAATCGGGTCAGAAGGGTACTCTTGCTCGAATTGTTTAACATCTCCACCGCACTTTTCCTTGATGACTCGACGCCTCCAAGCAAGCTGGTTGTCGGTCAGCGAAAACTCTTCCTGTAGGGATTGCTCCTTAAAGGACAGCTCAAGAGGTTCAGTTATAGGCTCTTGGTTTTCCTCGAAGTTATGCCAAGCGGCGAAGATTCGGATGTATCCGTTTCCTGTTTTCCCGCTCTTGTACTCGTCAAATGTGACCGCACTCTGCCAAGTATTGTAAAAAGCTCCACCAGCTCCGTTTGGGGTGGATTCCTCGATGACGATTGTGTTGGGCGAGGTGGGTACGCAATTACGAATGGCCAATAGGATCTTTTCACCAGACCGCTCTCCAGCTCGGCGATAGTGGGCGACCTCAGAGCAGAGAAGGGCTTGGAGTGTCATGGATCGCCCTGCACCAGGATCGTTGGCTGTTTCCTTGGCGATTCGGCTTCCGTTGGATAGCTCGCCTCTGGACACGCTGAATGTTTGCCCCCAATCGAGGTTGTCGTTTTCTACATACCGATTGACCATATTCAGAAGGTTCTGCGAGGTATCCAGCTCGTCACCCAGAACACAGGCCGTTGCGTTTTCTGTGCTACGGATAAAATGGGTAATGACGGCGGCCGTGATGGTGCTTGATCCCATCTGCCGAGGCTTCAAGACAACAAGGCGAATAGGTTTCTGGTTCTTCTTAAGCCAGCGGATGACTTGGGCAACGTGCCTCTGGAGATAGTTAGCCCTTGGGCTTACCAGCTTTGCGTCCTTAGTAAGGATCTTGGTGTAGGTCTCCCACCACGCAAGGAAGTCGGCCTGTGCAACCGCTTCGATGGTCTCGATGGTTACTTGCGCTTTTTCTTTTTCGGCCATTGCCAGTAGACTTCCGTGCTTTTACCAGATCCGAAGGTGGCTGTTTTCCACTCTCCGAATTTGTTTTCTCTGCGCTTCTCGGAAAGTCCTTTTGGCTTATTCTTTTTCATCACGGACAAACCTTAGTGGCTGTGAAGTTTGGCCAAGTAGCCAGCCAAGGCCGAGGCTGGTTGCTGTATACCCTTACAATCTCGCCAATGCCTGCGCTGTTCTCGTATATCCATGCAGATCCGTCATATCGGACAACCTCATCGCCATATTGATATGTATCAAGGCCGTATGGGGCATACCCGATGGGAGACAGGAGACGAGGGCCATAAGGCCATATTGCGTTTGCGCCAGTCATTAAGACTTTTGCCGTTGCGTCTGGACAGCTTGGCAATGCCACGCTTCCTCCTTCATAAGAGGCTATGGGATTTGACACGGCCATAGATGCCACGTTGTTTGAAACCGTGTAAAAAGCCAAGGTGTCGAAACTTGTGAATGGCGTTGCGTCTATGTGTGTGAATTTTGAGATATACCCAGATCCATATATATGGCTGGTTAGTTCAATCGAGCTTGCAATTCTTCTTAGCTTGATGGAGACGTTGTACTCGTTTTGACCGCCGAATCCACCTACGGAAAAAGTTGAAAGTGGCGTGTATACTCCAGTTGTTGTGCTGAGTAGTGGGGGATTTGCTGTTTCTGTTCTTTTGAGGATCCTGTTGTCTGCTGGCCCATAACCAAACATATAGCCTGAATATCCATTGAAAACGGCATTGGTTAAGCCGTGGTTGTCATAGTTTATGTACGATCCAACACTATTGAAGAGTCCAATGCGGATTGCGTTGCTAGACGTAATTGTAAAGCCAGTTCTATCAAGCTTGAGTTTTAAAGAGATGCTCAATACCCCCCCTTGCGCTATCTGTCTTGGTGTCGGCCTGTATCTAGTCCAACCATTTGCATCCTGCGCGTTTGTGGCGCCTGTATAAACTGGCGCACCGCTGGCCGATGCTGTTTTCTGATACAATCCATGACCCGCAAAGCCTCCGTAAACAATATCCCCCACATTATATGTCTTTGATGCGCTGTATGTCGGATACTGATCCTTCATGCAGTCAAAGTGACACAGGCAATGTCTTCCGCTTGCACCAGAGAATATCCTCACTTCGCCATTCCCGTAAGCTATTGAGTTGGACGCCCCAGAGCTGGCTCCAGATGTAAACCATTGTCTGTCTGCAAAGCTTCCGCCAGCAGTCAGCATGTCTGAATACAGGGCTACTGGAGCCAACCCGCTAGGGGAGGTGGATAAGCGGTTGCCGAGCATTAGACGTTCCTGTAGGCGATGACTTTTCCGTTGGTCAAAGTAAAGGACGTGAACGATCCAAAAATCGTAGCCCCAGCGGGAAGGGGAATTGCCGACGCTGTTGACGGCGTCCAGTTGCTTGCGGTTAGGGTAATGACAGATCCCTCGATAGCCTGGATGGCTCCAAAGTTTCCGTCTGTCTGGGTTGCATCGGCAACGTATACTGCTCCGCCTTGTCCGAGGGACAGGCTGGTGTCTTTTGCGACTCCTTCAATGCTTTGATCTTTTACTGATGTTGACATATATGTTTTCTCCTCTTGGTTATGACTTCTTCCACCAGTCGGCAGAGTCAGTCGGCTTGTTGTTGATTTTATTGGCTAACTTGGAAATTGTTTTTCTGGCCTCACGAAGTCCGATTGTTAAACGAACACAAGGATTTCCATCCTTGTCTAGGAAGCACTCCAAAAATCCCTCATCGTGAAGGTAGGAGATCGCCGCTAGGGCTTCTTTTTCTCGGTTGTAGCTCACCACTCAACTCCTAGCCCTAACAACAAGCGGGCGGGGGCCTCCCAAGATAACCGAGTCATGCCGACGTAAGGACCTACGCCTTCAATTCCCGACTGAGGTGGTTGTCCACCTATCTTGGCCGCCCGCTTGGTGTTAGCGCTCCTCATATGCTTGAGTAGCCTCCAGCGGTAATCAAACTATTGTATCCCCAGTAAAACAGAGGCACTACTTCACTAAAACCGAAGTAGTGATTACCAGAATCCATTCCAGACCAGTCTGCTGGACTATCTGGATGTTTATACGTCCCACGGATCTCAATATTGTCAATTCGCCAGTTTCCCGATGCCGCCGCTGATGTGCCCCCATACCCAATTATTTGTAATTGCGTATATGTAGAAAGCGGTGCAATTCCTCCAGTATTAAAGGAAGCAACTTGCCAAGTGCTTGTGGTTGAAACTGCGGTAACGCCCGAAGCTAATCCGCTCGATGGCGATGATAGACCAGAGTTAATGAACGTCTGTAGGTTTGTTGGACCAGTCGATGTTGAGCGCGTATAAAATTTGTATTCGGTAATTTTATGCGCTGCCGACGAAAAATCTATTTGGAATCTTGTGCTTGTATTTATGTTGTATGCCCCTGCGACAGCAGATGCCAATAGGTTATATCCACCCTGCGGGCTTGCTGACGCAAAGCTAAGTAATGCTGGTGATGGTGAGCTTCCGTCATTGAATCTTTGAACTGATGGATATGCGTATGAACTGTAATCAATGGACGGCTCCATATATGTTGGCCTCGTGTTTGCCGTGTTGGAAACAGCGACAGATCCATCTGGCCCGTTAAATTGGTAAATCAGCTTTGCGGTTACTGGGTTCTCTACATAGTTAAAAAGTTTTGGTGCTGTAGATGTATCTGGGGGCCAAGTTGGTTCGCCATTCACTCTTCGTATTACGCTTCCAATCCTTCTTTGCTTTTCAGTTGTATCTTCAATAAACGATCTGCGTTGTTGCATTCCAAACATCTGCTCTGCAGGCGTTGGGCCGTTAGGGCTGTACACAGATCTGTAGACCTTCCCTATAGGGTCCGTGGTAAAGCTTAATGCTATAAAATGCCAGCCCCTTTTAACTCCAAATGTTGCTGGAGAAAATACGGCTGTTTCATCCTCTGCGTTTACTGCAAGGTTTGTTCCAAGATTGCGAACAAGGGTCATGTGCCCATTCGAAGTGGGCTGTGTAGATCCGTTGTAGTTGTCTCCAGCAAATAGAGCCGCTGATATGGTTCCAGAATAGTTCTTTACTGGAATCCTTAAGCTAAACTGAACTGACGCAGTATTTTTGATAAATATAGGAACGTAGTAGATTGGCCTTGATGTTGTTGACCATCCCTCGGTCCCGTCAAAAAGTGTCGGAGAAGATCCGTAGTTATAGAAGCTTTGCTCCGTTCCTCTTGCGCTAGTCATTGATCCAGAAGGCCAACCAAGCAGGTTTCTGTGAAATATATTTGAGCTGTCGTCTTTGTAAGCTAGGTAGGCCGTGTCATAAATCCCATGGATATCGGATGTGTCTTGTCGGTGTGTTTCTAAAGCGTCCGATACGTTCGTTTGTGTGGCTAGGTTTGCCGTGTTTGCTATGCCGTGAACTGACGTAGTGGCAGAGTTATGTGTTGTGATTTTCCCGTCAACCTCTGCGTCTAGTGAGGCTTGGTCGGGAAAGTTGGCTGTAGGAACTTTAGCGTTTTCGTCCAGCGGGGCATAGCCGTTGGCTTGCCCCTTGTTATCCTTGGACTCGAAATTGCTTCCGCCCGCAGGCGTTATAAAGCCGTCCGTGTATGGAAGTTGTATTGCCACAAATCACACGCTCGAACCTATTACCAAACCAGCAAACAGGATCTGCGGTATGCGTCGTTATCGCATAATCATGTGAGCTTCTGAATATGCCCAAGCTGGGTTTTTATGGATCTTGTCGTGGCAACCAGAGCAAACCCCTAGAAAGTAACCAGCGTCGGTCAGCCTTTCTCCAAAGCGACCTCTTTTGTGGTGGATCTGATCGGCGAGTCTGGAATGGCAGACTTCGCACATAGGCTTCTTGTCTAGGTAGTCTTTACGGATCTTTGTGTAGAGCCTGTTTTGTTTGGCTCGTTTCTTGGACACCTTGCGGAGGGGCGACCTTTTCAAGACTTTGCTATTTGTTTTAGGGCTTCTTGAATTGCGTAGGAAATGACGGCCTGTCTGTCTTTTTTCAATAACTTCATTCCGCTTTGGAAAAGCCTCTTCTCGGCTACTGCGTCAAAGGTAACGTCGACTTCGACCATTTTCGGAGCTGGCCGAGATTTGCCAAACTTGATTATCCCGAGATTCTTTTTCACTAGCAGTCCCACTTGCGAAGGCTCTTATTGATTCGGGCTGGACTACTCGGCATAAGACTTACGGACGTTTTTCTTGGATAGCTTTGTGGACTGTACTTTTTCTTTCGGAACGAAGTCTCTGATCCTTTCCTTCTTGTATTTCATCTTGTTCCAGTTGGGATCGTTGATGGAATTATCCGCACCCATTCGCAGGGCGTTATTCTGGTTCTCTGCGTCGGTAGCCATGTAGGCCTCTTCGGGGCCAGCGTATTTGTCGGCCATAAATTACTCTGGGTAAGACTTGCGAAGGTCGATCTTGGGTTTGCTTGCACGAGGCAAAGGCTTTTGCATTGGCCTTTCAGTCTTTTTTGCCATTTGGGACATTGAGGACATTGATTCAGATAATCCTTCTGCGGCGTTGCTAGATGCGGTGCTATTGAAGTCTTCTTTTTTTGCTTTGTATTTCTTAATAGCAGATTTCACCCCTTGAGCGGCCGCAACTCCTGGAACAACCGCTCCAGCGATATCGTATCCAGAGAAGCGGGGCTTGCTCATCTCTTCGTTCATTTTGTTCCAGATGTCTCCCATTCGGCGAGAATGGGAAGTCGCTATTTTTCTGAAAGTACTTTCAGTATTAAGCGACGCATAGCTCCGTGGTGTGTGGTATCGCTTTTTATTTCAGATATTTGTCTTTGATGGCCGATGTGAAAGAGGCTTGGGACAAGTTGAAGATCGACGGATTCTTCACGCCACACCTACGAGTCAAGGAGGCTGGAAACAAGGGGCTGGGAGTTTTTGCAAATATCGATATTGAGAAGGGGAAGCCGATTGAGTTTTGTCATTCCATCGTGATGGAGCATCGCAACCGCTATCAGCACGACCCAGAGTTTCGTCGCTACTCTTACTGGGCTAATTGCGATTGTGATGAATGCAAGAAGCACGGATCCCAAGCTGTTCTACCTTTGGGCAATGGTTGTATTTACAACTGCGCTGATGCACAGGAGCTGGCGAATTGTGCGTACAAGGTGATTCCCAATCAGAGGTTGGTGGTATTTTTTGCTGTCAAAGATATCAAAGCAGGGGATGAGATTCTGACTTGGTGGGGGCAGGGGTATTACAACCGATATTGTAAGGCTAGTTCTCCCCCCGATACGAAGGTGGTTGATGGTACAGCGTCGGCCACTTCTGATTCTTATCCGACATCTCGTACTGAATCTTCGGATCCACGCCCTGTCGAAACTTCGGCAGAAGCAAAAGTCGAGACCAGCCAGTAAGTTTGTTAAAGACACTAGGCCTTCCAG